GTATTTCTATTATAGCTTCTTCCGTTTTACCTAGCCTGTGTAACCAGAAAGCATCTTGCATTGGCACAGCTACCTCTGTAAAAAACCTATCATTAAACTTGACGTCTTCAAAAGGTACTCTATCTAGAAAGTTGACTAAATCAATGTCCCATAACTCTGGGCTTACATTTATCAGGGAGTAGGGTGAGACCTCTCCTGTTACATATGGATTATTTTTCATAGCAGTCCTTTGCGTATAAAAATCTAGAGCGTCTCTACTAATTAATTGGTCTAATAATTTTTTAAATAAATCTTCATACGCATGGAAGTTATCACTAATCTGATAATATCTACCTACAGGGATACCTATGTTAGCTGCCATGTATTCATGTAGCATAGACATATGCACTGCGTTAGCACCGTAGGCTCCCCATATAATATCGTTTGACCTATTACTGACTGTCATCTGTAGACAGCCTGTAGTGTCTTCTTTAAAATATATGGAGGTATTACAAGGCACATCTTTGCCGTCTCTACCTAAATCGTTATAAGCGTCCCACATCTGTAGAACAGAACGTCTATCTTCTCCGTCTTTCTTTAATCTTTCTATGATGACCTTTAGTTGATCAAAACCGAAGTAGTACCGCCATCTCCAACCGTATGCCCCCCAAAGTATTTTACCATCATCACTGTAGTTCTCCATATTTTTAGCGTAGTATTTTACAAACTCTAAATCATTACGACCATCAAGCATCCATAAACTCTCCATAAAATGGAAGAATGGATTAGCGTCACGCTCTTCCCAGAATAAAACCCTTTCTTTAGGTCTTTCATAAACTGTGGTTACAGGAGTTCTAGCTTGATAAACTCTACCGTTTCTACTTTCATTTATAAAATCTTCTGTATGTAATAAATCCATACCACGTACTAAAGCATCGTGTACGTTTCTTACCTCAAGAACCTGCATTTTCTACTCCTTCTTTATATGCTTTTTTCCAACCTATAATTACATCTTTACGTGGTAAACCATTCCACGCAGTTTTAGTTTGCTTTTCTACTACTTTTACGCAGGTGGGGTGAAGGTCATGTAGCCTTTGAGCACCCTCATTATGTACGTCAATAGTTCTCCACTCACTACATCCACCGTCAGCGTTAGAAGACTTTTGACCTTGAGCATAATAAAAACTTACTTTACATGCTTTACCCCTCCTAAGTAATTGTAGGGCTATATCAAAATCTTCCATGACTCTAGTTCTACCCCACTCAACATCACTAGGAAACTCTTCTAAGTTATATCCTAGAACTCTCATGTACCTTGTATTTTCTACTGATAAACTTTCTACCCTATTATTACCCTCTCTGGCACTTACACCCACATGAGCATAGCCTTGATCCATCCATTCATCAAGTAATCCAAATAAAGCAGGATACTCTTCTGATTCAAGATACCTAAGATGCCAGTCAGTTGGACTTTTACGGATATAAAAACGTAAGTCATCGTCTAACATAATCATACGTGGGTCGTCTGTATTTTCTACTATGTATTTACGCTTTGGACCTATACCGATACAGTCCTCAGGCACTACCATCTTAGCTGTATCTGGGTATTTATCATATTGATCTTTTTCGTCTTCGTCTATAACTAATACTACTTGACCATTAGTTTGCATATCCTTAGGAAACCACTTAAGAGTTTCTTGATTTTTAGGTCTGCCTCTTGTTGGTATATATATTTTCATTTTGTACCTGTGCTCCCGAACCCACCTATACTGCGCATAGTGATACTACTAAAATCTAACACAGGTTGCCACATTACCTGAACCACAGGCACTACCACTAACTGAGCTATCCTCTGTCCTTTTTCAATAAGCATGCCTGTCTCCCCGTTATTAGTTAATGGAACCATCAACTCACCTTGATAGTCTGCATCAATAATTCCTAAAGTATTAGTTAAATGTATCTTTTTAATACCTAAACTAGAACGAGGCACAAGCAAGCCACAAAGCTCAAAGTCTCCTAAGTACATAGCTAACCCTGTGCGGTATGTATGAGACTCTCCTGGAGCTAACTCATAGTCTTCTGCTGACCGTAAATCTAAACCAGCTGAGCCTACTGTGGCATACTCGGGGAGTATGTGTGGGTCAGTATGGTCAAATAAACTTGGGTCTATTATTTTAATCTCTACTTTCTTCATAGTTATCCTCTCTTTTTTCTTTAGTTATAAATCTTGATGTATAATCCTCTACTAATATTAAGTATCTCCTTAAATCACGTATGTCGTCTAATATGCCTGTATCTGTAGGATCTTTAGCTATAGCTGAAAATATATCGTAGCCTTCTTTATGGGTTTGATTCTCTATCCTGTCCCACTTACGTGCTAACATCATAAAAGCCCCTGTGCCTCCACGCTTACGCCAACTATCTCCGTAGCTTTTTTCAGCTTCTACTAGCTCACGCACGTCGTCCTCAACTAAGTTAAATAAATCTCTTGGTTCTACAGCCATTTAGTTTCTCCTGTGTATTTAAATTTTGCTCTAGGTCTGCCTTCCCCTAAACGCACTCTTTCATATTTATCGTACTCACATAGGCAGTGCTCTATTTCCCTCATCTCTAGTGTGGGTAAAAAACTTCCTGCATACACACTAGCAAGATCTAGTAATTCTAACATCTCTGTCGTTAGTTGATTTGGTTTTATAGTTTGCTCAAGTGGTCTGCCATGTATTCTATTTAAGCCACGTTTAGCTCCTGGACCAGCATTAGCCCAAGTCATGATATCATCAGCGTTTTCTAAATATTTACTGTGTCGTAGGTCAGTTACTACCTCATAAGCCATAAAGCCACTAAACCCAGGATATGGTAAATACTTTTTCCAAGTCTCCTCAAGTGAGTACGGTACTATCTGAGGAGGTGATTCATATAGTGGGGTAAGTATCTTATCTATAGTTTGCTCAACCTTTGTACCACCTAACGTGCCTGTCAACATATAAGCACCTGTGTATACTTTTTCTTTTCTATCTAACCTACCTTGCATGATAGCTTTTACACGTTCAGGGTTCCAGTGCTCAGGGAAACCTATCTCTTGTAAAGTATCTGGCCAATTTATCTGACGAGCCACAGCCATAGCAAAAGGTAAATTAGGGTGGTCAGCATAAGGCTCTTTCCAGTTCTCACGTATCCATACAGTAACCTTATCTAACTCACGATAAACATTACAGAAACTATAGGTCTGTAGTATCTCATCCTCTGTCCACGGAAAGGCTTCTCCTATACTACGTTTTAAATAGATAGCATGCCTTTCATTAATATAGTTATAAAAACCTTCTACACTTGAAACCATTCTGGTACCTCACGTTTAGTCCACTTAGCAAAGCCACTTTTCTCCCCTATATAGTAGTTACGATAAGCAGATATAGGATCACTCAATACTTTATACTCATCAGGCATACACTGTGGATGTTGTTGCAAGCCTTTACTTTTTATGAGTGGAGGAAATAATTCATTAATGACTTCTATTGATTTATGACTAGCTGACCTACCGTACCGCCAGCAAAACTCCTCATTTAAATAAATAGCTAATTCTTTTAACCAAAGCCAATTATCAAGACTCTCCCCAGCCCATATAGTACAAGGGTGTTTAGCGTGTACAGGCTTATAAGGAGCGTTTTGACCGTTAGTCCAAAGGCTTGTACAAAGCATTTGAGCTGACTCTAATATCATTTTAGACACATGCTTATCACAGTGCGTTTGAGCACAAAGTTGAGGAGTCGTATCTAATTTAAATATATTCACGTTATTTATTTTACTTTACAAGTAAAGGGAAAGTATAGGATTATTCATAAAATTTATATCAAATACCTGTCCTAAAAGTTAAATTTATTCTTTCACCAGCTTCTTGTGAGGGCAGTATAGCGTGGGTACTACTCATCTGTGATTCTCCATCAAATATATACACATCACCATTATTAAGTAAGTATGTTTTTTGTAGCGACCACTCTTCGTTTATATTCACTTCGCTTGTGTTAGTGTGTTCTTTTATATCGTATCTATATTGATTCCACTCCATGTATCTTGGGGCACCGTAAGAAACACCTAATACTAAATCTTTTTTCGTAGGCACAGTATCTGAGTGATGCGGTATTGATACACTACCATCTTTATAAAGTCCACAGAGGCAAAAATTAAACTTAATAACCTGATCTAACTGTTTAAAAACTATAAACTCTGCTGCCTGTTTTAAAATTTCCATAGACAAAGTCCATGGTTCAGGTTTGTACGTTTTGCCTGCATACTCAAAGCATTTGGTGCCATAAGCTTTTGTAGGTCTACCCACTACTTTTTTACCGTTAAAGTTTCTTATAACAGGATCATCCCACTCATCTATCCTTGGGTCATATTCTGTTAATGCTTGTTTTATAATTTTTATCATACAAATAAAAACTCCTTACGAGTTTTACCTCGCACTATGTGTAAGTTCTCTTTAGTTCTAGTAACACCTACATAAAAAGCCCTACACTCATTATCGGGGTTTGTGTACAGCTCCTCCCAAGTTTTATTAGCTAGGTCTGTAAGTAATACCACATTATCAGACTCACCACCTTTAGCAGCATGTATGGTGTTGAGCCTTATTTTAGAAGATAATAGTTTTTCACCCCTCCTCAAACAAGATATTACATATTCACGTTGGGTATTACCTATAGAGTCAAAGCACTCATGCCAAACACAATCAACCAATAATCCATAATCTTTCTTTAAATTATTTATATTTAATGTTGTGCTGTCTAATACAGTTTTTAAAGTTTTATAACCTCTTTTTACACCTTTATCAACCCTCATGTAACCATATATTTTTCTTATCCTACCAGCTTCTATTTCTCCACCCTCTCTTAGTATTTCCCAGTCTTTGATAGCGGATATTAAGTTTTCTG